AGACCGATGAAAACGGACCTGGACTTGCTTGGGACGATTTTTTTAGCACTGTTTCTACTTTTATTGATCGTTCATGTACTGGCAAATTGGCTAGAGACACCGTAAAAGAACTAATGAATCAATCCACCGTGGAACAGTGGAATAATTGGTATCGTAGGATATTGATTAAAGATCTTAGATGCGGTGTCAGTGAAAAAACTATTAATAAAGCAGTAAAAAAACATGATAAGTATACTATTCCTATTTTCAGTTGCCAACTTGCTCACGATAGTGCAAACCATGAAGCTAAGGTGATAGGAAAAAAACTTATTGAAGTTAAACTAGATGGTGTTAGAATTCTCACGATTGTTTATCCTAACGGTAGAGTTGACCAATTTAGTCGTAATGGAAAACCATTATATAATTTTGATCAAGTCAGGCAACAGTTTTCATTTATAGCTCATACACTCAACACCCCAATGGTGTTTGATGGTGAAATCATGAGTTCATCATTTCAAGACTTGATGACACAGGTAAATCGTAAAGAAAATGTCTCAACCAATGATGCAGTTCTTTACTTATTTGATATGATCCCATTAGAAGACTTTGAAAAGGGAAAATATAATGTTCCACAACAACAACGTTCTTCTGAGTTAAAAAACTGGTTTGCAGATAAGCTTTTCCTACAATTACTCAATGTAAAAGTAGTAAAACAAGAATTGGTTGACTTGGATACAGTTGACGGGTATAAAAGATACTTGACAATCAACCAATCAGCAATTGATGGTGGATATGAAGGCATAATGATAAAGGATCCTTATGCACCATATGAAAATAAACGTTCGACTTTTTGGTTGAAACTTAAACCATTTATTGAAGTGACATTAGAGATTGTTAAGGTCGAAGAAGGAACAGGAAAGTATGAAGGTACAACCGGTGCGCTGGTATGTAAAGGCATCGACGATTCGAGAGAAATCTTGGTTAACGTTGGTAGTGGCTTTAGTGATCAGCTTCGATTTGATATATGGGAATCTAGTAGCAGAATACTTGGTGAACTGGTTGAAATCCGTGCTGATGCTATAACTCAATCTCAAAATAGCGATGGTATTTATAGTTTAAGATTCCCTAGATTTAAAGGTTTTAGAGGTTTCACACCAGGTGAAAAACTTTAAAGTTTCCTTCTAGCTGCCTTACAAGTTTTACTATCATAATGTTGGTGAATATTTTGTTCACCAACTCTAATTTCTTTACATAGAATACAACAAGCGGAAGCCATTGTATTTTTAATTTTTTGAATTGATTCAACGTTAGTCATCGGATTATTATGCAACATTCTTTTTTTAGTAGCAAGTCTCTGTGAGTCTGGCATAAGTTGACCCCGAGGTCCCATCCTGGCTTTTGATTCTGATGTGTGGGTTTTGTTATAAAAAGGATTTTCATCTCCTACACGCGATGAACCGTGCATTGGATTTTTTGATCCTGCTACCCGCAACCTTCGGTTTAAACGTTCTTCAACACTGAATGTTGCCCCTGAACCACCATCTAACCCATTTTCAGGTTTAAGATTGGCCCAAAAATCTGAAAATTCTACATCAAATAAATCAGATAATGCAATCGCAGTATTGACTAACTCATTTATATCAGTATATAATTTATACCAAATGGTATCGACATGCTTTTTACCATATTTTGCTATGTGATTACACCATTTTTTACCAGAACCTTTATATTTAATAGGATCTTTTCTTGATGTTTTGCATAGATATTTCATACCGGTAATGCTATGCTGTTTAATCATTAAAAATGTTGGTTTAAATTTTTGTCGAGCTGTTTCTGAAATATAAATATTCATGCTGATGTCCTCCAATGACATTAGAGTAGTTGGGACGGCAATCCGCGAACTACACCCTTATTTATCCTTACCTATATTATATCATAAATTGAATTGAATGTAAAATATAAATATTGTAGTTATTAAGGAACTACAATGCGAGATTTACTCGATTTACTAGAAGCAAAATCAAAATGCCAGACACCTGGTGCCAATTATAAATTTGAAACACACGGTAAGAAAGTAATTTCTACTGTAACATTGCCATTTAATTTAGAACTAACCGAAACCCAAGTTAAGAAACTTGAAGATGAATTACATGATGCATTGGAAGGTGTATTCAAACAATTTTTTAAATAATATTGACAACACCCTTTTAGTAATGTATACTATCATCTAATTTAACTCAGAGAACATTATGGAAACAATATTGGTATTTGTATTTGTATTAGTTGTATTAGTTGTATTTGGACTAATTCTTGTAATATCAGGCTGGGTATTTTTTTGGATGGAAAGTATATTCAACAACACATTCAAAGCTTGGCTGGCATCTATTTTATTAATGGAAAGCATACTTGGTTTAGTTTATGTTTATCTAAACTATTGACATTTCTATAAAAACTGCTATAATACATTTTTAGAATAATTAGGTACACTATGCCATTTAAAAACGATTTAGAAGTATACCAAGCATTGATTGCAGGTGAAACTGTTGTAAGAACTGACGAATACAACTATATTCAATTTAAAATCATCAATGCTGATCTTAATAAATCATATGATTCAGGAAAAACATGGTGTTCATCGCACCTTGATGTTAAATCCTGTGTATTAGCGATCAAACCTGCTTGACATTTAACAAATAACCTGTTATAATACAATTTTAACACACTGAGATAAACTTATGGCTATTGAAATCGAACAATCAATTGTTGACTCACTTAAAAATTTAATTGAACGAGAAGCATATAGCCGTTCTACACCAAACAGGGTTTTTGAAGAGCGATATGACTATTTAACTAGCACAATTAAGTATGAAGCTGCACAGGCTCAACTATTTTATGATGAGATTAAAGATGGTGGTTTAACAGCCAATACCATTGAAGCGGAAGGCTTTTTACGAGCTATGCGTGTGATAGAAGCAATAGTTGAAGATGCAAACGAAATCAACGATGACGAGGATTAATTATGGAACTAATTAGAAATGTTTTGGTATCACTATTTTTTATGGTTGCAATAACTGCCTTAGTAATTGTTCTTGCATATGCAAAAATTGGTCCGGTTGAAAATGCACCAACTGCTGAAACAACAGAAGTAGAAATTACCAAAGTTGCAGCACAATGAATCATTCAGAACCATTAGAAAGATGCCCTAAATGCAATGGGGCATTGCTTCATTTTAGATCAATGAATAAGAAATGTTGTTCTGATTGTAGAACTGAATTTGACTGGCATCTAAAAGAAAACCAGAAACCATTAATTCAACATCAACGATAGATATGGCCCGACTATTTCAACTTCCAGGTACTAATGCTAATATAATTATCAATTTGGATCAAATTGTTTATGTTAAATCGCCTAGAATTATAAATCTAGATGATCAAGATAAGCAATATACTATTGTTATGTCAACCGGGGAAGAATTTTTAGTGTATGACACAAATTATTGGCAAACCAATATGTATCCATACGATAAGTTTATGAAACGGTGGGCTGGTTAATATGGCTAATGTTTATTACGAAATCTCTGATATATTTGTTGACAGTTATGGTGGGAAATACTTTTCTAGATATAACTGTTTAACCACACCAGACAATAATATCGTAATCGATTTTAATTATAAATTAGTTATGGACTCGATTAGAATTTGGAGGCAAGATGGGAGTGAGGTGAGGTTTTTAAAAAATCATTATATTGACCCAAAACTAGCAATTGTTGATCCAGTTGAATTTACATTAATAGTATTGAAGAGTACGCCAATATGACAGAAGAAACACTAGAAGATGTAATAAATGATGGCGTTATATTCGTTAGAAGCTTAACCAAACATTATGGTGCTGACAAGGCAATGGAGGTTTGGGAAGCTATGAATGTAGCACTTGGTGAAGAAGTAAAAGGTCGGGTATTCTTCAAAATGATTGAAGGAAGTTCAGACAGTCAAGTGAAATTTAGATTAGGTAATATTAAAAATTGGGGGAATCTGGTCACTGCGGTCAAAATAGTTCACCAATATACCGGTTTTAGACTTAAAGAATCAAAAGATTTGGTTTATGACTCTGAACATGTAATGAGTACCATTACGATTAGTGATTATCGCCAACGTATAGAATTTATGAGAGAGTTAGCGAACATCGGAGCTAAAATAGTGTAATTAAAAGGACAAGGATGTCAAACATACAAATAACACAGCAAACAATTACCGCTAAACCAAGAAAATTAAAAGCCAGTTGGACTAAACAGGTACAAGAGGAAATAGATCTTGTAAAACAGGTACAAGAGGAAATAGACCGTCAAATTTTATGGGGTGTTCGTAAAACAACGGGGTGGCAAGAAGTAACACTTCCATATCCAATATATGGAATAACTAAAAACATAATTAATAAATGGTGTTCAGAAAATTTAAAAGGTTCTGTTGACGGATATCGAGAGACGTGGATTTTTGAATTACCAGAAGATGCCACCTGGTTTACACTACGGTGGTTTGAACAAGAACAAGAAAAATAAAAAACTAATACTTAATTAAAAGGAATTAATATGAAATCAGTATATGTAATATATTATATAGACACCCACAATGATCTTATCGAGTGTGAAGTATTTTCTAAATTAGAATATGCTCAAAAATTTGAAGAAGATTTAGTACAATTATATGGGGATGAGGATGGAGTAATTGGTTTTTTTCAAAAACCAATTGATATTATTAGTTGTACCAATAGAAATTCTAATGTAAATTCAGATACAGGTTATATTGCTGAAAGCAAATATGGTACCCATATTTTGACCGGGGAATATATAAACATTGATCACGATTCCGACTTCTGGAATGATGACCAACCTGAACTTTAAAAGAAAATTAACAATGACATCTTATTTTTTGTATTTTCTGGTAATTCTAGAGGGGTTATCTTTGCATGATTTTATATGTCTAGTAATTCCTGGACCGTATCCAAACTGCTGTTGACAGAACTGACATGTTTCTTTAGGAATAGTTTTACCTTTTAATGAAGAATCAATTTTTGATGGATTTTTATCACACATGGATTCATGGGATTTAATAACGTTTGACCCAAGTTCTTTGGAGCAAAAAATACAAATATCTAATTTGTAATCTGCTTTTACTGGTTTAGTCTTCTTATTTGGATTGTTTTTGCAATAATATGTTTCATGAAATAAAACACCACTTCCCTTACTAAACACCATATTGCAATATTTACATTGAACCTTTGTAAAAGTTTTTCCAGTTAACTCATGAACTTTTTTATTTGGATTTTTATTACAACTGAGTTCATGTAGTTTTATTGCACTATTTATAGCGAATTTATCACCACAAAATTTACACGGTATTGTTTCATATATTTTTCCAAATGGTCCCCAATTATTTACTCCACTGGTTTTATTTAATAGTATTCCTGTATGTATATCAATTCTACCATAATGTTTTATTAAAATAATCTCGTACTCAGTAGCGGTATCTTTTGAAATATTATCAGTGAAAATTATAATTAAATTTGAATTAGGTGTGTTTACGTTATTATGTTTTTCAGTAGGTCTACAAGCACGGCCTTCACCGATATAATATAAACTACCCGCTGGACCAAATTCATCATCAAATTCACGTAAGTATCCGTATACACAACACCCGTTAATTTGCTGTAAACTATTGATAGGAACAGGATTAAAATAATCTTTTACATCCTTTGGTAATTTTTTAATGTCTTCAACAAAAAAATTTGGCGATTGGTTGACATTATTATTAAACTGTGCTAAAATATAATTACTAAATAACATTGTTGATGCTCCTTCAAAGCGTTAAAGTGGTTGGGAATTGGTAGTTCCGTGAACCACACTTATTTATCAAAATTAATCTATAAAGGGAATCAAATGACACAAACAATAATCGAAGATCAACGTAAATTCATGTTAGCATGTGAACAAGATGTAGACACCTTCAATGAATCACAATATAATCTATACTTGAATCTTATCAGAGAAGAATTCAACGAACTACAAGTTGCAATTGATGATAATAACTTGGTAGAAGTTACTGATGCAATTTTAGATATGATTGTAGTAGGTGTCGGAGCATTGTTATCAGCTGGGGTCGATGCTGAAGGTGCATGGAATGAAGTTATTCGTTCTAATATGAGTAAAATCGACCCAGAAACAGGTAAAGTTAAAAAACGGGAAGACGGCAAAGTGTTGAAACCAGCATCGTTCTCTCCACCAAATCTTGCACCATTTGTATCACATATCGTGGGGGAATAAATGAAAAAAATATTTATAACTATTGCATTATGTACTTTTATTACAGGATGCTCAACTATGTTCACTGGAACTACATCAAATGTTAATATTACTAGTACACCATCCGGTGCGGATTGTGAACTAGCTGGACATGGAGTTCATACTCCCGGAAATGTTGTTATTCCTAAGAGTAGTGCGAATTTAAATGTAAATTGCGAAAAACCTGGTTATATTCCGTCATCGGTTCCAGTGAATTCTACCTTCAATTCAACAACCTTAATTAATATTTTAACTGGATATTTTTTAATTATTGGAACTATTGTTGATTTTGCATCTGGCGCGGCCTGGGAATATCCAAGCCATGTTAATGTTAATTTACCAAGCCAACAATAATTAGTTAAAATAAAGAGGAATATATGGCACAACACTCAACATATTGGTCAAATTCAAAGATAGCAAAATGGTTGTCTGGTAGTGAAAAACCGGAATTTGCTACTGCACGTCAATGGCGTGAATGGAAAAAAGAAGCAAAAGCGAAACATCCTGTGAGATACTGGTTGGCGGAAGAAGGGTTAGGTAAACTTCAAGATATAGTTTATTGGCCTTATAACACATTTCATTCTTTCCGTTATTACATCAATAATCGTTGGGTGGTTAAAAGCCATGCTTTAACCGCACATCCAAAAGATATTAAACCAGGAAACTGGCAAGATGTTGGGTACCGTTTCTTGCCATGCTTGTTCAATGAATTAGTTGACTTTGTTGAAGTAGAAACTGCGTGGATGCATGTAGTTTGGGATAATGATGCCCGAAAAAAATATTGTGTTCCTTGGTGGAGAACTTCTTTTTTCAGATGGAGAACATGGCGCTGTCCAGAAGCTGGATTGGATTATTTAGATTGGGCTTCAAAGTTAACTAATGAAGAATGGTGTGATAAAACCGATCCAGAATATGGACAACCAACCAATCAAGCATTAGCTGCTATGGAAATTAAAGAATTATATACATGGTGGAAAGAAGTATATCCAAATAGACCAGATCCATATGATGTAAGTGGATGGTCTGAAATTTGTAATAGAAAACGTCAAGGAAGTGATGATATTATGTCGCTATTTGATTACGATGATGAAACACCGGAAGAACGAGCTGTACGATCTGCTACTCATGTACGATTGAGTGAAATTGAAGCTCAATATGAACAAGAAGAAGAAGATATGCTTGTTAGATTGGTTAAAGTTAGAAAAAGTTTATGGACGTAAAACAATCTAAAAATTTTTGTACTTGTGGTAGTGAGCGTAAATACTGTCAACGACATGACGCTTACTACTGCGAACTATGTAATAAATGGTTAGAACCAACATGTGATGACCCAGATTGTTGGTTCTGTCCAGATAGACCTGAGAAACCTAGTCAAATAATATATAATCAAACAACATAACATGGAATTATAATGGCAAAAGTAGCTAAAAAAACAAAGAAAACTAAAATTACTAGTGTCACTATACGTGAAAATCGTAATAAAGATTGGAGCCCACGTTGGGATGATACCGACTCATTATCTTCTACTGAGTTCTTAAAGCATTATCATAGTGCAATGCATTATTATAACATCCAATTTAGTGGTAAAGATCTAAAACCGGCAGTATTGACATGGATGAATGAGAATGGCTATGAAAAAGATGTCATCACCGAGTTTAAGAAATCAAAAGACTGGCGTGTAAGTACAACGATGGGTGCAATAGCAAGTTGTTTATCCCGTGGTATGCCAGAACAACGTGATGATTTCAATAGTGGGACCAATACCAAAGAATGGTTAGTAAAAGCTATTAATAAAGTAATTGAAGATAGCAAAAACGATGTTGAAGTTGATGAAGAAACAGAAACTAAACCAACCGCACCGGTTGTTAGCATCCAAGAACGGGTTCGTGAAGCAACATTCAAGATGACCGAAGAAATCGAAGATGCAATTGAAGTTTGGATGGAAACACCAGAAAAATTCGATCCAAAACAATTTAAAATACTTAATCTACTCAAAGGTAAAGAAGTAAAAGCCGCTCATGCACGGGTTATTAAAGAGTATTACTCAGTTGGATTGAAAGAATTGTCAGATGTCATTGAAGGTAAAGATGACGACCTTAAAGAGGGTTACAAACATCGAACTAAAAAGCAAATAAATAATTTATTAGCATTTTACAAGGAAATTGACTCAGCTTGTACTATGTTAATGGAAGAAGCCAAGGTTTTACGTAAACCACGGGCTAAAAAAGCTGTTCCAAAAGACAAAATAGTGGAAAAACTCAAGTTTTTGAAGACTTTTGAACCATTAAAACTAGTATCAGTCAACCCAACCGATATTTTGGGTTCAAAAGAACTATGGATATACAACACTAAGACCAGAAAGCTTGGTAAATACATTGCTGATGATATGACTGGTCCTCTTGGAATTAAAGGAACTACTATTATTGGTTATGATGAACATAAAAGTATTCAAAAAACCATTAGAAAACCAGATGAAAAACTCAAGGAATTCAAATCAGCTGGGAAAATAGCTCTCAGGAAATTTTTAGATGATATCAATTCTACCGATACCAAAATGAATGGTAGAATTAATGAAGATATAATTCTATTAAAGGTTTTGTAAAATAATCGTATCATATAATGTAAATACTATATGATACGATTTTCTATTTTAATTGAACAGCATAATAATGATATGCATAAAATTAACGAACAACGTCGTTGGTGGTTATTTGCAAGTTCTATGGTGTTTTCCGGTGTTATTTTTTTAATTTTTGGCTGGGATTGGATATCTGAATTTAATCATAAATCATTATGGTGGGTGATTATTTCACTAATGCTGATAATTTGTATGAATTGGTGGTATTGGACTATGAAAGTAATATCTCATTTATTAGTTCACCAGTGTTCTGAATATGACATGATAGCTGAATTATTGAATGAAATAAAAGAACTAAAAGAACATATCAAACAACTTTCTATTGACAACAAGCAATAATCACGATATTATACATTTTTTTCAACTTAAACAACCCAACCAATGAATAAAATAGGCTTTGCATGTAAATTATTTTAGTTCAGGGGACACTTCAAAAAAGCAATGTTTTCTGCTGTATAATAAATAACATACATTTCTGCTAATACCATATTCTAAACTGATACTAGAATATGATTGACCATTATTCATTTTGGTAATAACTTCTTTATATAAATAATAATTTTTTAAATTTTTTGTTCGAATTATTGTCATTCGTTTTTCGGATGAACAAGGGTTTGGTTTATTAAACATTGGATTATTAACACCAGTCCGGGATTCTGATGACACGGTTGCGCCACCATTACCGCCGAATGTGGTATTAACTAAAATTCCTCCGTCAATTATTCTACCATAGTGGGCAATAAGATGAATTTCCAATTCCCAAGCTTCATTTTCGGTTAAATTCTCTTGTATAATTTGAATTCGTTGTGGATTTCTTGGGCGCAAATCACATCCGTTTTTTCTACGATGTGTTGCCCACGCTCGACGCTTTGAACCTTTGCCGATATAATATGGTGTTTGATTTTTGCGAATGTATTGGTAAACGTAATAAATATTGTTACTGGACATAACAGTTCCTCCGAATTGTGATAAGATATGTTTAGAGTAGTTGGGACGGCAATCCGCGAACTACATCTTTATTTATCATCTGACAAAAACCTATTGACTTTTGCACAGTATTTTTATATAATAAAGTATCTAAACTATTCTTTACACACTAAATGAACATTTTTTATCTATCAGAAAACCAACACTTATGCGCTCAGTATCATAATGACAAACACTGTGTCAAAATGATACTTGAATATTCACAATTGTTATCTACTGCACACCGGGTTCTTGACGGTACGATGACTACTGGTATTAACAACAATGGTAGAAAACAAACAAGTTATGTACTTGCTGATAGTCGTGACAATATTCTTTATCGTGCTACCCATCTCAACCATCCTTCATCAATCTGGGTAAGACAATCAACTGAAAATTATATGTGGTTAGCAGAATTGTTGGTTCAATTATGTAATGAATATACATATAGATATGGAAAAGTTCATAAATGTGAACAATCTGGATTGGTCAATATTCTTGCAACCACTATCCCTAATAACATACCACATCACAGTTTTACCCAACCTACCCCGGCAATGCCAACTGACTGCATATTACATAATGACTCAATGTTATCATACAGAAATTATTACATAATCAAAAAGAAACATATCGCAAGTTGGTGTGGAAAAATTAATAGCCGTCAAGTGCCAGACTGGTATAACTATGAATGAGGGAAATAGTATGGATTGGATGAATGTATTGGGCTTGCTGACATGTGCCCTATCGTATTGGATATATACTATCATTATATCAAAACAGGAGAATATATCACACCCGATGACCCAAGGATCGAGGCAGTTGTTAATAGTTGGCGATCTGTCCTTCCTGTTATTCATTATTCTATTAGTCGTGAAGATATTCTTTCCGGCCACCGGGCTGATGATAAACCAGACCTTGAATTATTATTGGAGTCTGGTCTAAATAAACAAAAATTACGCGCCCATTCGGACTTTTATTGGAATGACGCTGTTAACGATTGGGCATTAAGCCATTCAGTATGGGCAGATATAATGTGCGAGTCAAAAGGAAAAAATTTAGCTAGTTTCATGTTGTATGAGTACGCAAAAAAATGATTATAGATATTGATAAAATGTTTTTTTATAAGAACGCTAAATGGAAACTTGAATTTGCGTGGATTCCTAAACGATGTGCAATTTCTAAAAAATTAATTTGGTTAGAAACTGGATATAAAGGAGTTTTTATATGGAATCAACTAGTAGATATGGGAATGAATAAACTAGAGTTGAAGGAATCACGATGGCTTACTAAACGAGAATTTATTTTCGGTAAAATAAAAGGCACGATATAAAAAAGGGGCTGTTATAGCCCCTTTTAGTTATTTTGATTTAGGTTTTGGTTTTCTTCCACGTTTTTTAGTGGAAACTTTTGGTTGTGGTTTAATAGGTTCTACAATTTCTTGTTTAATTACTGAAGATGCTGGAGTTGGTTTTTTAGTAGCTTTTTTAAGAACTTCTATAAGGTCTTCTACATCAACTCTTCCATCTTTATTGATATCAGCAGCTTCTTTTACTTTTTTAGTTACACGTTGCTTAACTTCTTTAACATCATCTAAATTGATAACGTTGTCGTTATTAATATCTACAACTTTCTTAACTCGTCTAACAACTTTCTTTGCTTGTTCTTCAACGACAGCAACATCTGCTTCAACTTTTCCTAATCCAAATAATTTTTTAATAAATTCAAACATAAATTCTCCTTGTTCTTTATTTATAATTGGTCTAATGTCTTGAGTGAAGAAACTGGCATATCCCAAATATGTTTATTTTCAACACCTTTCTGTTGAGCAAATCTTTTTACATCACAATTATTACATACGTGATAATGATTGTTATTTAATCTATTAGGATCCATACTTCCTCGTTCCCGTTGAAATAATTCACTACAACAATCACATCTAAACGTAATTATTGACTTCTTTCTGGAATATGTATGAGTATTTCCTAATTTACTAATACGTTGATACTCAGTTAAAATATAATCTGTTTTGATAATCATCTAGTATTTACATTAAGATTATAGAAATGTATTGATAAATACAATAATAATCAGATTTGAGGTAATTTTAATGGCAAAACAAGTAATTGATATTGGTGTACAAGGTAATGATGGAACAGGTGATAGTATCCGTGAGTCATTTAGAAAAGTTAATGAAAACTTTAATGAAGTATATGCTATTTTTGGTGCAGACGGCATCATAAGTTTTGGAAATTTAGCAGATGCTCCAGGTAGTAAATCGTTTACTATTTCAGGAGGTGTCGGTGACAATACTCATGTAACGTTGAACTTTACAAATCCTAATGCTGGATTAGGGATTCCGTTTAATATTGGGCAGAGAATTGTAGTCAGTGGAGTTACCCCTGCTGGATATAATGGAACCGTTACTGTTACTGGTGCAACCTCTACTAGTGTTACCTATGCAAATACCACTACTAATCCAATCACCATTAAAGGAAAAATTTCTGAACCAGTTTATAATGCTAATCAAATTATCATGGCTAGTACAACTGGTGATAGACTTACTGCTCGTACAATTACTGGCGGTACAGGTATAACTATTGATAAGAATGATAATTCAAACATTACTATCAATGCTACTTCGGCTGGTATAATTGGTGATTTATTCCCACAGCTAGGAAGACCATTAAATGCTGCTCACCTACCGATTGGAAGAATGGTAGCTCCTAGCCAAGCTGCAGTTGATGCATTTAATTCCTATTGGCAAGTATCTACAACATTAGCAGAATTACCTGTTACAGTTGGATACGCTGACTCATATTACATTAAAAAAACTGACAATGGTACACTAGAAGCACCATTAATTCCACGTAATCAACCAGTATTACCTGAAACAACTGCAGATGGATATGACCCTACATTGACAAGTAATTACCTGTCAAATGAAGTCATGCAGCGTAAAGATGTTGTATATCGTGGTGGTGATAAAATGACTGGTGAATTGTATTTAAGTGATCATCCAGCTCCATTAAATGGACTAGGTACACCAAATGGTTCATCCGACTTACAAGCTGCAACCAAGTTATATGTAGATAATAATACATTTTCAAGTAATATTAACTTATATGTTTCTACTTCATCAGGTGATGATTTACAACAACGTTCACCAGTTGGTAAGGAAGGAAGATATTGGCAATATGCTTATAAAACTATTGGTGCAGCAGCGTTACAAGCTGAAACACTAATTAACCTAGCAAGTCAAGAACCCGGGCCATATAAACAACGTATAACATATACAACTGGTGCTGACAAATACTTTTCAACAATCAATTCAATTGAATTAATTAATGGTAATGTTGATAGTGAAGATTATCGAGATGCATATAATCTATTACAAGCTAATAAATCGTTCATTCAAGCTGAAACAATTGCGTATATAGATAGACGATATGTAAACTCGTTTACATATGATAAAACTATTTATAATGATAAATTTTTACAAATTTTACAAGCAGTTGGTGATGATTTATTATTTGACACTACTTATAATACATATAATGCAACCGTTGGATTTTATGACACAAAATTATTTAATACACTATCAGAAGAAACTCTTCAATTAGTGGAAGCAATTAAATATAGTAGAGATCAATTACTTGATTTTTCATATGATAGTGCTAAACTTTCTACATATATTGGTAATGTTGATATTAATATACATGTTATTAATATCATGGATGCTATTGCTTATGATTTAGTATTTGGTTCTAATTATCAATCTATAAAAGCTGGGATGCAATTTGCATCAATGGGTACTAACCTAAGTCCAGCGCAAATGGTTGAGATATTAAATGACATTAAAACTAAAATTGTTACACTCCCAGTTAACTTTGGTGGACCAGCATTTCAACCCATTAGTTCATCTGCACAATTAGCAGGATTAGTCACTTCTATAATTGATAATATCAGTATTGTTATACTTAATGGTAATATACCTAGTATAAAATACCCAAGTATAACCAATAGAACTACCACTGGTTTAGAAAGTGCTAGGGATTTATTAATAGCAAATATTCCATTTATGCAAGCGGAATTAATTGCATACCTTACTACTGAATATTCATATTTAGAATATAATAAAGTATTGTTCAGACGTGAGGTAAAATATATTGTAGAAAGCTTAGTATATGATGCGATGTATGGTGGTAATACTCAAAGTATGTACGCAGGATATCGTTATTGGGATGTTGCAGGTTCAACCAGATCAATACCATTTTTTACAAATCCATCAACCTCTGATGTAGCTGCATTTACTTCAGCATTAACACAACTTAATATAATTGCTCAAAAGGTAATCAGAAATCAAACACCAACAACCGTATATCAACAAAGTGTTAAACAGTATAAAAATGATACATTTATAAATGGGTTAGAAGCAAGTACTTATATTTCTGATAATATCACTATAATTAAAAATATAATCAATAAAGATGCACCAGGATTTACAACACCAACAATCGTTAATCCATCATTAACTGGTATCAGTACATTATTACAATCTACTAAAACTGCAATTACCGGCAAAAAAACTGAATATGCTTCTGATGCAGTTGTATATGTAAGTGGACAAACATCTCCAACTTATATAGCAGGACACTTCCCAGTAATTAATGATCCAGTAATAATAGCGGCATTAACAAATTCATTTCAAACAATTATTGATGGAATATTGAATGGTTATTCTGATATAGAGTTACCAACATACCAAAGTCCTACAGGATTATCCACTAAAAAAACACTTGCTAGACAAGCGATCATATCAAATAGACAATTTATTAAAGATGAAATTACAGCATTTATTGCATTTACTCATTCAGCATTCTCGTATGATACGGTTAAATCTAAACAAGATATCGGTTATATTATCGAAGCAATTTGTTATGATTTGACGTATGGTGGTAATTCTGCTAGTGTTTATGTTGCAAAACAATACTGGTATAAAGGATTAACTGTATTATCAAACACAAATGAAAACGCATATTGTATTGAGGCAATGGGTGAATTAAAACGTATAGTCAGTTATATAGCTAGAAACCTATCAGTATCACCTAATTATGATATTAATACACAACAGTTTAATAATGCATGGAGCGCAGTGGATGATCCAACTATTAGCATTATTAATGGGTTATTTGATACTATTATTGATATTGTAACTAATAATACTGCATATGCTACCGATAATTTAACACATACTCTAATATACCCATCAAAAGCTGGGTATGATGAAGATAAATTTGAATATAATACTATTATAACTAATAACAAAATTCAAATCACATCTAACACACTGCAGTTTATTGATAACACATTTAAGGGCGGATTTAGTTATGACCAAGCATTATGTTACCGCGACTTAGGTTTCATTATAGACGCAGTATCAATTGATTTAATTACCGCTGGAACATATCAATCAGTTAATAGTGGTAAAAGTTATTACAAAAATGCAAGTGCAAAAGCAATAGCAATCGGTGCACAATATACTGAAACAGTTGATGCTATACAATTTGCCAAATCGTTAGGTTCCAATGTATTAAATAAAACAGCTAGAAATATATACCAATCATTATATGAACCAGTTTTTACATTAAGTGGTACATTACCAACTGCTTTAATTGGAATCAATACTGGTAGAACAAACCCAACACCAATTTCTGCTTCCAAAACTACCTTTTCGGCTGATATGAATATAATTATTGGTATCATTGCTAATGGATATGGTTCTGCAGTAACCCCGACATTCGGTACTGGTATTTGGAATATCAGTTTTTCTAACGGTGGGAATGCTAATGTTGATCAAGGTGATGTGAATAATACAGATATTATCACAGGTAAAGTGTTAGTTGGGGTAGGAGATATTAACAATGGTTTAGCAGCATCCAATGGATACGGTAGTATAGTAAAATATATACCCCATTCAAGTTCTGGTGTTGACACTATTCAAGTTAGATTGGTAAAACCTGCATTATATAAATTAAATGAACAACTAGAATTTGGTGAAACAGTACGTGATCTTAACATAACTATGCATGTTGAAAGTGGTATATATTATGAAGATTACCCAATTAGATTACCTGAAAACGTATCTATTCGTGGAGATGAATTCCGCAGAGTATTGATACGACCACTAGATAGACCAAGTTTAAGCCATTGGAGGAAAGTATTTTTTTACAGAGATGCAATCATTGATGCAATGGAGATTGGATTAGTAGATTATGATGGTACTAATTTAGCACCAGATTCTATATCAATTGAGTTAGGTGGAACAACTAATGAAATTACAATAACACTGTCTGATAATTACCAAGCACCCTTAAGTTGGATTGGAAAAGTACTAGCAGATAATTATACTACTGATGGCAACGCATTTCGTGGCAAAGCTGTAATTAATAGTGTAAGTGGAAATACTATCAACTGTACAGTTATATATCCATTCAAACATGGAACATCGTTTGCTACTGGACAATGGTATTTGTTTAATACGTTAAATTACGGTCGTCACTATTTAAAAAATCCATTAGACATTAATAGTGTTGCTAAAAATAATAAAGATATTGATGTATTTTTATGTAATGAAGGCAATCGTGTTGTTGATATAACTTTCCAAGGACATGGTGGATTTGCTATGGTTCTTGATCCTGAAGGTAATATTAAAACAAAATCACCATATATCCAAGTTTGTGCTAGTTTTGCTCAAAGTAATAATCAAAAACGTTTTGCTGGTGGGCAATTTATTGATGGATTTGTTGGTAGATTATATGGAACAATTATTGCAATTGAAGAATCCGGTACCAAAGTCACAGTTCAAGGCCAAACAAATAGCGGTCTAGATGTTAGACCTCCACAAGTTCCGTTCTCTTTCTATGTACAAGGGTTTCGATACCAAGTCAATGATATTATTGAATATAATTCTAATACTGCTACCGTTGTATTACGATTAGATACCGGAACTCCATACCTATATAAAACAGATGGTACATTGGTTTACGATCAAGAAGCAAATGAAATTTCTATTGGATTAATGTTGGAATCAGCCACTTATGATATGGTATTGGGTTCAAATTATCAAGCAATTAAAACCGGATTATCATATAACAGTGTACTAGTTAGTAATCAAAAACAACAAACAATTGCAGGAATTAATTACGCCAGAGACCGTGCTATATCAAGAATTACCGGCCAATCTGCCGCAATAAATGCATTAACAGATAAAATAAAAATAATAACTGATATAATAAGCAGTGGATTTAATTCATATGATTATTCATTTCCTAATATATCTGGTGATACTACTAAAGCAGTTTCAATTTTATTAGCAAATATAGAATTTATAAAATTTGAAATAACTACTTGGATTGCTAACAATTATGTTGTAAAAACCATACCAAATTATAGTGCAGTAACATTCCGTCGTGATGTTGAATTGATAGTTGATGCAATGGTATATGATATTGCTTATGGTGGTAATAGTCAGCTTAAAGAGCTTGCTGAGTCTTATTATAGAAATAATATTAATTCTATTACAGGACAAGAAGCAGTTCGGGCGGCTGCATATGGTAGATTAAAAACAATAATTCAATTAATAGTTGCTGGTTCAGATGTTTCTGAATCAAATGGTAATACTGAAATACAAGTAACCAGTAATCCACCAGCATCACCATCTAGTTTTGTAACAAAACTAGCATCATTGAGTGATATATTGATTGATTATATTGAAGATGGCGATTATGATACTGTGGTTGCTACTGTATATCCAACATTACCAAGTGGTTCATTAAAAACTGCTCGTGATACAATTATCGCTGCTAAAACTACAATTCAAGGAGAAGTGGCAATTTTCATCAATAACGGTGCTGGTTTAGTTATTAATCTTGAAACTGCCGGTAATCGTGCAATGTTAGCTAATGACTTTGCTATGCTTAACGATTTAGGATACGGTGTTATTTCAACAAATGGTGCATTTACTGAACAAGTATCGTCATTTACATACTATGCTCACACAGGGTTTTGGGCATCAAATGGTGGCACGGTTCGTTCAGTTGCCGGTTCTAATACGTTCGGTGATTATGGATTACGTGCATCAGGATATGATATCACAGAGTTACCAGATGCAGTCGTATTAGCTAATAATATGGTTCAGACTGCTCATGTTTATAAACAAGGGTCTGTTGCAAATGAAATGACAGTTACCGATACTAAACGTGCGTTATCGGTGTGGATTTCTGGTTATGATTATGCACCAATGAACACTTCTGAAATAGAAATTGATCATGGACTATATAATGAATCCATTTCTAGATATGAAATTACCTCGGTAGAGCATACTGCAATCCGTTATAACGGGCAAAATGTACTTAAACTAAACCTAGCATCGTATAGTAACAGTGATACCTCCTCATCAGGGCTTAAAACAAGTTTATATCATGGTCAGTTAGTGCAACTTAGAAATTTACAAAATGCAAAGTATAATAATATTGAAAATGTAAGACCAACTAGACCATCTACTGCATTGCAATATAATGAAAATTTATCAGATGTATATCGTATTATTGCTTATAATTTAACCGATTCAACTGGTGAATTACTACCATCAAATACTGCAATATTACAATCGGATAGTACGTTCAATTATTATACACTAACTACTGATACTAGTTATATAGCAATGCCAGATCCATTGATCACTCCCGTATCAGCAACAATGGTTAGTGGTAGTATTGTTAGTAAAACAATTACGGTTTCATCCGTTACAAATGGTTCAATTGAAATAGGCCAAGTTTTATATGGAAATGGTTTCAACCAGGCTCAATATGTTGTTAGTGTTACACCAGGATCACCAAATACTACCGTTATATTAAATAACCCACCTGATGTATCACCAAGTGGAACTATATTATTTTCTAGTAGAACACAGGGTTCAAAACTTGGGGATACTAAAATTGCTGTTATTCCAATTGGAAATATGCCTGAAATTAATCAACTTAATAAAGGAATATATTTAATAACATTTAACGGACGAGTTCATACTATTACTAGATATGTTGAACCTGATATTCCAGCAACTGGTACCGTTATTAGTTGGAATTCATCAACAAAAGCGTTGGTATTATCAAATGTCACCGGTACAATTTCAAAAGGTGAAGCTATCTATGGTTCTGGATTTACTGGTGAACAATTAGTAGATAATGGAGTTACTAATAACCCAGTTTATGATTCTAATACTAAGCAATATACAGTTTATGTTAATACTACAGTTGGAGTTACATCCCCAACGGGTATTATTTCATTTGGTGTATATAGAAATAGCTATATTGAAATAGATTCTGCACCGGTTGCAACTAATAATGGAGCTGATGGTACTTCAGTGAAAGCAATCATGTTTAATGGTGTTGAAGATCAACTAGATAGTTTATCATCTAAACTGGTTACATTCGATATACCATATGATAAAGATGCAATCTTACCAGCAGTCGATAGTTATGTTAATATTTCTTCAAATTCAAATTACTTATACAATGGGAATTATCAAGTTGTAGGTGTAACTAGTTATACCACAGTTGCTGTGCCTGATGTATCATCTCTTGAAATTGGCATGGTTGTTTCAGGCGTTGAAACAGCATTCCACCCATATGTACCAACTGGAACTATGATCCAATCGATTGATACTGTTAATAATACGGTAACAGTATCACCAGCTTGTTGGATTCCAGCAGGTTGTACTATTAGAGCAACTGCTGTAACAACCGTAGATTCTATTATAGTAGCACCAGGTCATGGTGGAACTGGATATACTAGTGTCCCTCGTATAGTATTAACCAATAATCCAAACGAATTACCAGTTGAACCTGCAATCGCAGTAGCAATTGTTAAAAATGGGTCAATTTCAGAAGTACGAGTAATAAGTCATGGTTATGGATATACAGTTGCACCGAATGTAAGTATTATTAGAACTGATAATACATCTGGTGATGATGCTATATTAACTGCTAAATTAACAGCAATATTCCATGAAGATGTCATCGTTAACCCTGGGGTATCCGTAAATCAAATGCAAGTGTGGTATCCATCTAATCCTGGTATCTTTGGAGTTGAATCTAATATAACCATAACTGGGCATCTAGCTCCATCAACCGAAACCTATAATGGAGTAGCTGGGTATAAATTTACATTAACATTCTCTAATACAACTGCACCTACTGTTGATTCATGGTATCAAATAGATGGAAATACTAATGCATTATATAATGGATTCTTCCAAGTAATTAGTAGTTCAACTACATCAGTTACATTCTTCTCTGTATTAGAACCAGGAACTGGATGGGGTGGGTCAACCATCATAAAACCCGCATCCACAAATGCAACTAGTACATGGTTAGGAATAGGAAAGCCGTTAAGTGCTATTGAATCATATACATTTAGATCTGGATATCCGGCTGGGGTTGGCGGTCAAGTAACTGTACGTATCAGTACATGCCGCGCAACTGGTCATGATTTCTGTGATATTGGAACTGGCGGTTATAGTACCACTAATATTCCATACGCAATCTATGGAGAACCATCCAAAAGTCGCCAACCTACACAGGAGATATTAGAAGAAGGTGTTGGTAGGTGTTTTTATGTATCAACTAACCAAGATGGTATATTTAGAGTTGGTAGATTCTTCTCTGTTGATCAAGGAACTGGGACTGTTACATTTAGTGCATCAATATCATTGAGTAATTTAAGTGGACTTGGATTCAAACGTGGTGTTGTTGTAAATGAATTTTCAACCGATTCAAGTATGACCAATAATGCACCGGAAATTGTTCCTGTACAATCTGCTATACGTGGGTTTGTGGATAGAAGACTAGGTTTAGATTATGGTGGTAATATTGTCCCTCCTCTTGATTTGATTGGCCCTGGTTTCCTACCATTAAATGGAAAAACTAATATGAAAGGCGATATTAATATGGCCAGTGTATATAAAGTTTCCAATATGGCTGATCCAACTTCTAACCAAGATGCCGCAACAAAGATTTACGTTGATAATAATAATTTTATTGGTAATTCATTATATAAATTAGCTGATGTATCTAATTTCAAAGGAAGCGGAAAAGTATATGGTTATGAAAACAATATACTTATATTAACTTCATATGCTGGGGGATTGGAATATGGTTACAAGGTTAGTGGAACCGGATTTAATGGTACTCAATCTGTACAATCATTTTCATATGACGCTTTGTCAAAGCGTACAACAATAACACTTAGTTCTGCACCATCAATTGAATTAATTGCTGGTGATATTGTTGTTTTATACAAAAACGACGGTATTTTAAATGGTGATTTATTAACATATGATACAACATTAAATAAATGGAGGAATGTATCATTGCCTACGTCGTCAGCAACTGACAATGATATTCAACTCTCATATAATGCTAGCACTGGTATAATGACCACTAGTATTAATTCTAATGTAATCGTTAATGGTGATGTTAGTGATTCGGCTGCGATAGTTCAAAGTAAATTGTCAATGAATGCTGCCAGTACACGTGCTAACGCAACGGATATAACACAAGCAGAACGAGGGTTAGCAAGTTTTGATAGTGCTAACTTCACATCAACCAACGGTTGGATTAATATTAAAGATAATAGTATAACTAAAGCCCAAATTGTCAATATCAGTGATAATAGTGTATTAGGAAGATTTGGTACTAATTCATCTGGAAGTGTACAAGAAGTTTCTGCTGGGACTATTGTTACAAAAGGTGATGGTATTAAAAATGAATCATTTAATACTGAGAATACAGTAACATCTGATACAGACGCAGTCGTAATGATAGTAAAATATGACAATGCTAATACAGCTAATAATTCATATGGCGTTATTGGTGTAACTACAAATGGTGCTGCAAATAAATTAGTAAAAACTGGAGATAGCGGTGAAATAGATGTAAATCAACTTAAAATTGATAATAAAAAAGTTATTGATATTTCTAGTACAGAAGTTGTGTTAACTACTCCTGGTAGTTTTGACTTCTTAACTGCAACTGGTGATGGGTTTACAACTAGTACCACCAAGATTAAAGGTCTACTTGATTTAACAACTACATATGCTATACCAGGCGGCGGTACTGCTCAGACTATATTAAGATCTAATAGAATTAATGCGGGAACTGATAATACCTCATCTGGTATTATATCTGGTAGATGGACTATTGCATCATCTGGTGAGTTAGATTTAAATACTAATTCGGTTAACTTGAAAGCATATAATATTACAACAAATGGGACTGATTCTGGTTCAGGTACTATACAAGGTTCTTGGACATTGACAGGTGCTAGTAGATTACAAGCAACATATGCTGACTTGGCTGAATATTATGAAGGTGATTTTGATTATGAACCAGGTACAGTATTAGTATTTGGTGGTGAAAAAGAAGTTACTAAATCAACCATTGTTAATGATACAAGAATGGCTGGTGTAGTAACAACAAATCCTGCATATACTATGAACCTAGATCAAAAAGGTATTAAAGTTTGTATAGCATTAGTAGGTAGAACACCTTGTAAGGTTATTGGTAAAGTTAAAAAAGGAGATTTATTAACAACCTCAAATACTCCAGGATATGCAATTAAAGCATTAGACCCAAAATTAGGTTCTATTATTGGTAAAGCATTAGAAGATAAAAATACCGGTGAAGCTGGTGTAATTGAAATTGCTGTTGGGAGATCGTAAGATCTCCATTTCATCATTATCAATTATAACGATAAATATGTAAAAGAGAGCAAAAAATGACAATATTACAATCAATCAATTTAGGTAATTATGCAAATGATGGTACGGGGGATGATCTCCGTACCGCTTTTCAAAAGGTAAATGCTAATTTCGATATTCTTAGATATGAAGTTACTGGTGCTACTAACATGGGTAACGGAATTGGTTTATATGCTAGAAAAAACGATGTTAATCTTGAATTTAAATCATTAACTAGTAATGATAATAGTATAACAATAACTCAATCAACAAATACTGTAGATTTACATGCAGTTACTAGTTTAGAAACTGATACTTCACCTATGTTAGGTGGTGATCTTGGATTAAATGGGCATATTATTAAAGCAATTAATGGGGGCGGTATTGAATCTAATATATGGGGGATTGATATCCAATTGCTGAATTCAATTGTAGAATTATTAATAGCTTCTGGACCATCAAATATTGATTTAGGTACATTTGAAACACCATTCGGTTATACCACTTTATTGCCTAGAGGCACTGACATTGATATGGGTTCGTTTTTAATCCCAAAAATAACTAATATGGATTTTGGTTCATTTTAAAGATAAATAATAAAAATACTGGAGATAATATGATTGAAAATCAGGAACCATCTACTAACCTAGAAACAGAAACACCATTAATTTACACATCTAAAGGAAACATTCCGGTGGATTCATTACGATATGAGACTAATTGGACTGTTTCGAGTGAGTATATTATGTTTACTGAATCATGGTATCTAGAAGATGAATTAGTTAAGTCAAATTCTCATGCGTATGGAGCAAATCCACTCGGTCAGCTTTCATCTGACAATGGCACATTTTAAATTTAAGGAAAACTCATGTCAAATTCACCTGGCTTATGCCAATCATTTAAAAAAGATTTATTAAACGGCGTTCATGCCTTTTCAGTAGCATCTGGCGGGAAGGTTTCAGCTGATGCTTTTTACGGTGCATTGTATTCTGCAACAGCTAATTTATCACCAACTTCTACAACTGCATATACAACACAAGGCGAGGTCAGTGCATCTGGTTCTTATGTTGCGGGTGGAGTAGAACTAACAAATTCAACGGCTCCAAATGCATCATCAGGTACTGCTTATTGGACTCCATCGGCTAATATTATAATTACATCATTTACTGCATCTAATTTTGATTCTTTATTGATCTATAATAACACAGTCACTGGAAAAAATGCAGTAGGTATATTTTCTTTCAATCCACAATCTATAACAGCTGGTACCTTTACATTAACTATGCCAACTAATAGTAATACCACAGGGTTAATCCGTATAGCGTGAGGTATATATGATTACTGAACTAGATAATGGATATATAAGTGATAGTTTTGAAATTGAAAAAAATGGTTATAAATTTTCAGACGCATTAGTTATGTTAAAATCTGAACATGATTCACTAACTGAAGAAGAAATTTCTACATTAAAACAAGCAAGATTCGATAATTGGTATGCAATTATAACAGCAATACCTGAAGAATAAGTTTAAATTGGAGTAATGAATGGCAACAAGATATTGGGTTAGAGGTACCGGTACATGGGATACAACTTCTACAACTAACTGGTCGGCTACAAGTGGTGGCGCAGGTGGTGCTTCTATCCCAACATCTGTAGATGATGTTGTTTTTGATGGCAATTCCAATTCTACAGGTAGTAACTTTGCATTGAATAGTGCTACATTTAATGCTGGTACTAATACCTCTCAGATACTAACCTCTGCTATTTCCCCTGATGGTATTACAACTGTCAACTGTATTGCTGAAACTGCTGTTGCTGGCGAGCATTATGCATTGGATAGAAGTATTGCTGTTACTGCTGGCACTGTTTATACTTGGTCATTTTATGCTAAAGCATATACGGGTACAGCAAGGAAAGCATATGTTCGTATAGCAACTGCCGCAACAGCATCTTTTAGTGTTGATTTAACAACAGGAATTGGTTCTGGTTCTGGTACTAATTACATATCATCTGGTTCACAATTATTAGCCAATGGGTGGGTTAGATGTTGGGTAACATTCGTTGCTGCTTCTACTGGTAATATCGTAGCAAGAGCGCAATTTGTTAGGGCAAGTGATAATTTATCAATATATACTGGCGAAACAACTGCAGGGATGTATTTGTGGGGCGCACAGTTTGAAAAAGGATTTACTGCCACTGGATATGTACCAACATCAGGAATTGCGGTTAATACTGAAAATAACTTATTAACTTATAGTCAACAATTTGATAACGCAGCATGGAATAAAACAAGTGTTAGTATCAGTTATAATTTGACGTTATATTCTCAACAATTCTCAAATTCATACTGGGATAAAGCGGGTGGATTGGTTTCTGTTATTGATAATTTTACCACCGCACCAGATGGAACAAGTACTGCTACAAAGTGGACTGAAACCGCCGGAACTGGGTCTCATCACATTCATGATACTGCTGGTTCATACACACCAGTAGTCGGACAATCATACACAATGTCTTGTTATTTAAAACAGACAGAAACGGCACCTGACCGTTATGTACAAATGGTGTTCTGGTCTGGTGGATTTGGCTTAACATCATATGCCAACTTTGACATGTTATTAGGAACGGTAACATTTCAAGGAGCAGGGTTATCACGAACACCTACTATTACTTCGGTTGGAAGTGGTTGGTATCGATTAACAATTACTGCCCCTGCAACTGCAGCTGTTGCAAGTGGATGGCAGGTAGCTTTTATATCAAGTGGAACATCAGTTCGTGCTGAATCATATACTGTAGCAATTGGAAATGAAGAATCTTATTATATATGGGGAGCGCAAGTTAATGTAGGAATAACTGCAGAAACATATACTGCAACTACGACTACATCCCTGCCAATAAAAGTCACAAGTCCGTCTGGATTAGCAACTTCCGAAAAATTAATTGAGAATACTTCGACAGGGTGGCATTATATAAGCCCTACAGGTAGTATAAGTTTAACTGCCGGTCAAACAGTCACATACAGTGTTTATGCAAAAGCAGGTGAACGTACATTTTTACAATTAATTCAAACAGGTGTTGGGCCAGGTACTATAAATTTAGTAGCAGGTTTTGATTTAGTTAATGGTGTTGTTGGAACACCAAGCGCTGGTACTTCTTCGTCAATGCAAGCAATGGGAAATGGTTGGTATAGATGTATCTTTACAACTCCTATTTCAACTTCAAGCACTTCAACAGCTCAAATAAGAATTTCTCAAAACAGCTTAAAAACTCCATCATCTTACACCGGTGATGGTTATTCAGGTATCTATATCTGGGGTGCACAACTTGAACAAGGTTATATAGCATCTGGATATGTGCCAACTACAACCGCTGCTATTACACATGCATTAAGTAGTACATCACCATTTACAGTATCTATTCTTGGAACATCTGGTGCACCAGTGACTTGTGGAGATTTTTCTGCTAGTAATTTAGACGGTACAATGATTGTAATTACTACATCGACATCATATCTTGGAGTTTATGGTAGTTTTACTTTACCGTCTACTAATTTTGCTTGGACTGGTACCCCTAGTGGAACTTTAGCATTCAAATCAACGAGTATTGGCAAAACTATTACAACTAATGGAGTTTCTATAACTTCTACATCAGTAACATATGATGGCGTGGGAGGCGAATGGACATTAGGTTCAGCATTCACTTCTACTGGTAATACAATGTCGTTGATTAATGGGTCATTAATCACCAACAATTATAATGTTACTTGTGCTAATTTTAACTCGAATAATAGTAATGTAAGAGGTCTAAACTTAGGATCTTCTATATTCGCTATTCTCACAAACACTACAGGAACTTGGGGATTAGGCACTGCGACAAATATGACATTTAATGCTGGCACATCTACTATTGTGATGTCAGGGTCTAATCAGACATTTAATGGTGGTGGGTTTACGTACAATAATGTATCTTGGACTAATACATCTGCAAGTCAAGCAATGGTTATTAATGGAGTTAACACTTATAATAATCTAACTTTTGCATCGGCATCCGCAACCAGTAGAACTTCAATTCAATTCGGTAATAACCAAATTATCAATGGCACGTTGACATTTGGATCATTAAATACGCCAATTAGACGTATGCGGGTTAGAAGCACCGTTACAAATACTGCTATTAATTTAACAGTTGCAACAGTTGCAACTTTATCTGATGTAGATTTTCAGGATGTTAATATACTTGGGACATCTGCACCATGGTCAGGAACTAGATTAGGTGATGGTGGTCATACTTCTGGTGTAAATTTTACTACTGCAAAAACAGTTTATTGGAATTTGGCAGCAGGTGGATCATGGCAATCAACCGCATGGGCAACAACTCCATCCGGAACACCTGATGCAAATAATTTTCCATTGATGCAAGATACCGCAATTATTGCAAATACTGGATTGGATTCTGGTGCTACCATATCTTCTGGTACAAGCTGGCAAATGGGCACCGTTGATATGTCATCAAGATCTTTACCAATGACATTTAGTATTGGTGGGACTGGTATTACAATCTATGGTGATCTTAGATTAAGTTCTGCGGTAACAACCGCTGCTACCACAGGGATTATATATTTCGGTAAATATGCTGAAACTAATAATATATCATTGGGTGGTTCTTCTATTGCTTCTGAAGTTCAATTTGTTGGCGGGAATGCGACTTATAACATCTTAGATAATTTTATCACTACTTCTACAGTAGGAACAACTCTCACAGCTGGTTCACTTAATTTAACAAATAATACTTTAACTACTGTTGCTTTTAATAGTTCAAATAGTAATACCAGAGCAATTAATTTTGGTACTGGTAAAATTGTTTGTCCATTTGTTGCATCCAGTACAGCAACAACTGTTGTTTGGGATACAAGTACATCAACTAATCTTACCTATACCGGAACACCATTACTTGAATTAACAGGTAATTCTACACAAGGTACAAGACAAATCAAATTAGCCCCATCCCCCGCTTTATCACTTAATTTAAATGTAACTACCGGTTCTGATTTAATAGGAATAGCAACAACAGGTGGATATCTTGGCTATTGTAATTTCACAGGATTTTCTGGGGCTGTAACTTTTCAAAACAGTATAGGTATTAATGGTGATTTTACTTTATCACCAACAATGACAACTATTGGTTCTGTAACTGCATCAGTAACATTTAATGCAACATCTGGCTCTTACAATATAACAACATTTGGAAAAACAATAGATTCTTCTGTTTATTTTGGCACTACCGTTGGAACTTCAACATTTAATTTAATTGATTCTTTAACTGTTGGTACTACTAGAACAACATCACTTGGGTCTGGTACATTAAATTTAAATAATAACACAATAACAACTGGAATATTTACATCATCTAATAGTAATACCAGAGCAATATTATTTGGAACCGGTTCTATTATTGTAACCGGAAATGCTACTACGGTATGGACCACTACAACTGGGACAAATTTATCAATGTCCGGTTCCAGAACTGTTAATTTTTCTTACGAAGGTTTAACCGGTTTCAGAACTATTTCTGGCCCAAATTCCACGACCGCCACAGAATATAATGTGGTAGATTGGAACATTATTTCTGGTAGTGATGTATTAATTTTAGGTGGAACTAGATGTAGAAATTTAGATTTTACTGGGTTTTCTGGGTCATTGAATACTACCAGTATACAAATATTTGGTTCGTTGACATTATCAGCAACTATGACTCCACCATCTAGTTCTTCTGTTCTTCAGATTGGTGGTACAGTAATGCAATCTAATATAACAACGAATGGAGTAACCCTTGATTGTCCAGTTTTATTTAATGGTACTACTACTGTTAAATTATTAGATGCATTAACCATTGGGTCAACAAGAACATTGACAGTTACATCTGGAACAATAGATACTAATAATAAATCATTAACAACTGGGTCATTAATTACGACTGGTACTACAAATAGAAATATTATAATTGGTACTAATACATTAACATTGACTGGTGCAGGCACTGTATTTGATCCTGGAACCGGCTCAAATTTGACAATATCTGGTGATTATATAATCTCAACAACATCATCAGCTGCTAAAACATTTTCTGGGGGTGGATTAACATATCCAACGTTAAACCAAGGTGGTACTGGTGCATTGACAATTACTGGTGATAATACATTTAGTAATATTACAAACACTGTTCAACCTACTACAGTTACATTTACATCTAATTCCACTAATAGTTTTAATGATTTTAAGTTATCAGGAACTAATGGGAATTTAGTAACTATTAATAGTTCAATAGCTGGCACCGCAGCTACCTTGAGATATTTAGGTAGCAATATTGTTATCTGTTCGTACTTAAACATAAAGGATTCTAACGCAATATGACAACATGGTTTGCTAGTACTACATCTATAAATTCTGGTAACAACACCGGGTGGAGTTTCACTGATGCTGCAACTGACTCGTTAATTGGTAAAGTGTTGACTACCGTTCAACAACCATTATCAGCTAATATATCTATAGAATTATCTGGTGCTTATACGACAGCTACTTTGAATTCGATTGAATTGAATGAAGTGGTTGAAGATATTGCATTATCTAGTCAAATATTAACTAGTACTATTGGAACAATAACATTTGAAATATCGTCAATTTTAACTGGGATATCTTCCACATTATCCGCTAGTAGCCAATTAGAAACCATAGTAGGAATGCCATTAACTGGTAAAGAAATAATCACTAGGAATGGAGTGATGTCACCTAGTATGACTGTTAACAGATCACTTGATAGTCAACAATCTATTACTAATTATGGGCTATTTGACACTAGAATAACCGTTGGTACATCTGGACATCAATTTAACACAGAATCCGGTATTATCATTGCATCTGATGTTATAAAATTTTGGAGTGTAGAATCAAATTACTCATTGGGTACATTTTATGAGCGAGAGTTGATAAGTCTTCAATTGCCTGTCGTGAAATTCGAAGGGATTACGTATACTCTTATTGCTGGTGAATTACCACCAGGTATTCGACTAAAAGATTCAATGTTAGTTGGAACACCATATGAAGTTCCAAGACTTACTACATTTAAATTTTGTATTAGAGCAAGTATATTTTCTGTAATTTCTGATAGAACATTTACAATTACAATAGACGGGGCAGATGCTCCAACATTTACAACGGCAAGTGGATTTTTAGATATTGGGCTATATCATCAACTTTTTGTATTAGATAGTACATATGTTGATTATCAAATTGAAGCATATGATAATGATACTGCAACTGGTCAGAAATTAAGTTATTTTATAGCAGATAATGAAGGAGTATTACCACCTGGCCTAACTTTAACAACTGATGGTAGATTGGTTGGTTTTGTTGAACCTACTTTATCTATAAAACCAGAAGATGGCACTGGCTGGTATGATAATGGTGTTTACGATATAATTGCATATGATTTTGGGTATAGGCCAACAAATGGATATGATAGTTATATCTTCGATATACCAAATTATGATTATAGTTTACCTTCTAGTACTCCAAAAAAATTAAATAGAAATTATGAATTTACAGTCACTATTACAGATGGTGATTCAATAGCAAAACGTACTTTTAAGATTTTTGTAGTAGGAGACGATTATTTTAGGGCAGATAATAACACATTATTAGACAATACTGGCTTATTTACTGCTGATGTGACTTATTTAAGATCTCCTATTTGGGTTACAAAAAGCGATTTAGGAACATTTCGTGCTAATAATTATATAGTCATATTTTTAGATACTTATAATAGAATTAATGGTACGCCAGTGAGCTATACATTTGTAGATGCACATGCATCATGGATACCACTACATGTATATACTGTAAATGATTTAATTCTAATCAATGGTAAACAATTTATTTGTATAAAAAATCATATATCAGGAGAAACAATCGATATTACTAGTTGGGCTTCATATGGATTACCACCTGGTATGAAGTTTGATTACAGTACAGCTGATATATATGGACGAGTTCCTTATCAACCTGCCATAACAGAAACATATAGATTTACTATCACCGCAACAACATTTGATGATTCAGGTGAGGAAGATGCATCAGCTACTAGAACATTTACACTTAAACTAATTGGTGAAATAGACAGTGTTTTAACATGGATAACACCAACAAATCTAGGGTCTATAAATGCCAACTGTATATCAACACTAAAAGTAGAAGCATCAAGCAATGTCACTAATGCAATTGTATTGTATACAATAGAAGATGGATCGTTACCTAACGGATTATCATTAACATTAGATGGTGAGATTGTTGGTACGGTGACACAATTTACAAATGATATTAATTTAAAAGGTCTTACAAATTTTGACCATACTAAACTTGATACAGTATTTGATGGTGGTGCTACAACGTTTGATAGATCATTGATTAACAATGTTAATTTAAAAGGTCTTACAATTTTTGATTATATTAAAAATGATACATTATTTGATGGTGGAACTACAACATATGATAGAATATCAACAGTCACTATTAAAGCTCGTGATATATATGCGTTTTCCGAAATTAGTAGAACCTTTACTATATTTGTTGATACACCATATCAGATTAATTATAGTAATATAAAAGTTAAACCATTATTAAAAATGTCACAGCGTGATTCATGGAAATTATTTATAAATGATACTAGTATTTTTACACCTAATAGTATATATAGATTAAATGACACAAACTTTGGTGTTCAAACTGATCTTTCTATGATGATATATGCAGGAATTGAATCAAAAGATACTGAAACATATATAAGTGCAATGGGTCTTAACCATAAAAGAAAAAGATTTCAATTTGGTACTATTAAAAAAGCAACTGCAATCGATACTGTTACCAAAAATAAAGTTTATGAAGTTGTATATATTGAAATGATAGACCCATTGGAACCAAATAATAAAAGATTACCTAATAAAATATCTGGTGGGCAAGAAACACCAGATATTACAACTGACAATAGTTTATCATTTTGGGACATGACATTGGATCAACTCAATAGTACTGATCCTGACTCGACTAGACCTAATTATATTATCAGTGCCGATAGTACTGGGTATCAATCTTCTAACTCTAATCCAACTATATATTACCCTAATAGTGTTAGTAATTGGAGAGATAGATTAAAAAACTGGAGTGATATAGATCCATTTGATCCGTCTAAGACTATTTCATTTGCATCAGAACGCAATTATCTACCATTATGGATGAGAAGCATACAACCTGGAACAAAAACGGAGTTAGGGTTTACATTAGCAGTGCCATTATGTTATTGCAAAATAGGAATGGGTGATGATATTATGTTAAACATAAAACATAGTAATTTTGATTTCAAACTTTTAGATTATACAGTTGACAGATATATAATTGATTCAGTTGATGGTAGTAAAAACGATAAATATTTAATATTTAGAAACGATAGGATAACAATATGAGTAGTAATATAAACTTTTCATCAATTGATGAAGCTTTCCCAGTAGCAGGACAAGATAATAATACACAAGGATTTCGTGATAACTTCAATGCTATTAAAATAGCATTAGAAAGTGCTAAATCTGAAATTTCAGATTTACAAACTTATTCAGTATTAAAAGCAAATTTAAGTGACAATTCAGTAGTCATTAACGATTTGTTAGGCAGTACTGTTAGTAATGCAGTAGATAATAAATTTTACGGTGCAGTTCATACTGAGACTGTAGCATCATTAACTGATATTGATTTAAATAATGGGCCATTTCAAAAATTTACATTGACAGGAAATGCAACATTGCGGTTTAACAACTGGGCTGCATTGAATGAATATGGAATTGTTAGAATTCATCTTAAAAGTGATGGTAATGGTACTAGAACACCTACCCTGACCACTGTAAATGCAGGGACTATGGCGTTTGAATCATCATTCCCAAACCCGTTTACTCTTAATACAAATGGTAAACATAAAGTAATTGAAGCATGGAGTTATGATCACGGTACTAATGTTTATATCAGATACTTGGGTGAGTATTAATGCATCCATTGATTAATAATCTTTCAGAAATGAAAGATGCTGAAATTGAAGCTAAAATCGCTGACTTAAGTAAAAAGTACTTTATGACTCAAAATTTTGGGGTACAACAACAAATTTCAGTAGTATTAGAAACGTATAAAGAAGAAATTTCCAACCGTCGCCGTGATGAATGGCAACGCATGGTGGAAAATAGAGACAAAGGACTTGACAAACTTATCAATATCAATTAAAATGCATATATGCGATTAGATAAGTTTAACAACCCAATTTTTAATGAAACCGATGTTTTCAATATCCTTTACCAAGGAAATACATCGGTTTTACCTCATTTAACAGTCGATATTAATAGAGAGTTAGTAAATCTAGAAAATATTGCCGACCTTCAGTTTAAAAATTTACCAGAATATGAACAGCTCACGTCAATAGCAGAGTTTGACAATCAATGCCAACACCAGTGGTTTATACCCGATGAATATACAAAGATTGATATACAAGAATATTGTCTATCTAAATGCAACTCGTCGGACGAAAAAACCCGAGTACTTGATGAACTTGCAGAATTTAATAGATTAGGCATGATGAAATTACTTCAATGGTGTAAATATTTCGTTGATACCTGCACTGAAAATAATATAGTATGGGGTGTGGGACGTGGTTCTAGTGTGGCTAGTTATGTTTTATATTTAATTGGTATACATAGGATTAATTCTATTAAATATAAGTTAGATTGGAAAGAATTCTTAAGATAAGGAGATAACAATGAAAGAACAACAACGAGTAGTTTATCGTTCAATGCAAGGAAGAGAAGTTGATATGAATAAACTAATGAATCAAAATGAATTAACTGTTGCAGTAGGTAATGTAAAAGTTAATGCCAGAGGTGATGAATTAGGTCCAGGTGGTAGAATTATTTCTAAAATTGAAGAGGTAGTAATGCCAAGTCAACACATTCAAGATGAAATAATTAATAAACAGCAACAAGTTGTACAACAATCGTTGCCAAAAGAACAACCAGCAAAAGCATCAAAAATTAAAGATGTATCGAATATGGACCCAGAAGGAAACGAATGAGTAATATAAAATGTACAAATGTAGTTCCATTACATGATCATATTATTGTCTCTGATATGAATTTTGCAGAACAAGTAACACAAGCTGGTTTAATTATTGGCAGTGATAATGGTAAATCAGAAGGCATTAAACCACGGTGGGCTAAAGTATTTGCCGTTGGTAGGGATCAAACTAAAATTAAAATAGGTGATTGGATCTTAATTGAACATGGTAGATGGACTCGTGGCGCAAAAGTAGAACTTGATTCTGGCATCATTGCTGATATTCGTCGTGTAGAAAATAAATCTATAATGATGATTTCTGACGAACAACCAACAGATGTATACCTTGGTCATTCAAACAAATCAACAACCCAGACATTTGACTTTAGCAAGCCAATGTTTTAATCAATTACAGGGTCTTGACAGACCCTGTATTTTCTTGTATAATATATTTTTTAAATAAACAAAAGGATTGGAAATGGCTACAAAGGAATTGTGGGTGGAAAAATATCGCCCTAACACTTTAGATGGATACGTTTTTAGAGATAATCATCAAAAAGCTCAGATAGAATCATGGATTAAAGATAATTCAATCCCGCACTTATTATTAAGTGGTAATGCTGGTATTGGTAAAACTACATTGGCAAAAATATTGTTTAATTTATTAAACATTAATCAATATGATATACTAGAAATCAACGCATCGCGTAATAACTCAGTAGATGATGTGCGTGAGAAAGTTATGAATCACATCCAATTATTACCATTTGGTGAGTTCAAGGTTGTTTTATTGGATGAGGCTGATTACTTATCCCCAAATGCACAAGCAGCATTACGTGGTATAATGGAGGATTATCAAGATCTTGTTAGATTTGTGTTGACATGCAACTATCCTAATAAAATTATTCCTGCAATTCATAGTAGATGTCAAGGATTCCATATTGAAAAAGTTGACCAAACTGAATTCACTGCCCGAGTTGCAACTATTCTTATTTCTGAAAATGTATCATTTGAATTAGATACATTAGATACTTTTATTAAAGCATCTTATCCAGATTTAAGAAAGTGTATCAATATGGTTCAGATGAATAGTTTAGATGGAATGTTAATCACACCACATTCCAATGATAATGGTTCTGCTGATTATAAAATTGAAATGGTGCAGTTATTCAAGACTGGTAAGATCACTGATGCACGGAAATTATTATGTAAGCAAGCAAGACCAGAAGAAATGGAAGAAATTTACAGATGGTTATACGATAATATTGAAATATTTGGGACAGAAGAAAACCAGGAGAAAGCTATTTTAATAATCAAACAGGGGTTAGTTGACCATACACTGGTGGTTGACCCTGAAATTAATTTATCAGCAACATTAATAAGGTTATCACATATATGACAGAAACCGCTACTATAACTCTGGTGAAAACAATAAGTTGGCGAGTAATTGCTACAATTGCCTCCTTCTTTGTATCGTATTTTTTAATCGATGATGTTGTAATTGCTGGGAGTATTGCTGGTATCCAAGTAATACTACACACTATCTTATATTATATCCATGAACGATTGTGGATAAAATTAAAATGGGGTAAGATATAAAAAAAGGGGGCAGTTAGCCCCCTTTCTGTTATTCACCGTAAATTGATAAAATTTCCACGATCACTGGATGGCGTTCTATATCCTCAACACCAAACTCCATAAGATCAATTAATGTAGCATTACTATTTTTTAATCTACGAATGAAATCATCTAAACCATTTTCACCTAACCGATCTGCTTGATTAAGATCTCCAGTTACTACTAATTTTGAATTATCTCCAATTCTAGTGAGTAACATTTTCATTTGATTAACAG